ACTTTATACTTTAGACAATAACCTAAGAATAGTTGGTGGTGGTTCTGGTAGTATAGACCCAATAAATTGGTCAGAGTTATTTAGTCAAGGTGATGTTTGGACACCTAATAGAAACGATTTATTTAGTATTATAGTACTCAATAAATTTGTTCCATTAATTTCAAACATAACATTTAAAAAAGATTATGATGAAATATTAGAATCATTACCAGCTCAAGTTAAAGAAGAATTTAAAAAAATTTTTTTTGATTTTGTTAATAACGATTGGCAAGATTTTAAAACAAAATTAGAAATACATAATGGTGATGTGGTAACGTTTAAATCAAAAGTAGATTTGTTAACAACACTAACAAATGTTAGCAAAACAACATTAGAAAAAACATTCAATCTAACATATTATAACAATATTATAATTAATAATGTAGAACAAAATACTAAATATTTTATAGAACTAGAATTAAAAGGTAAATATAATACAATTATTAATGGAGAAACAACACCAGTAACTCTTATTATTGATGGGTTAAAGGAAGAAGTTGTTATTGCTAACACTAGTTATAAAATATGGTTAGACCCAAAATTAGCTAATACTAGATATTCTGAAATAACATCTAAAAAAGAAAATTTAGAATTATATATAAAAACAATATATGATTTATTAAATGTAAAAAAAGAAGAATTAGCTAATGAAGATAAACAAGCACTACAAAAAACTTTTGGTACGGCTGATTTAAATATAATTAAGTTAAATTTATATAAATTTTGTAAAAACATAAATGATAAATGGGTTACAAGTTCTGAAGATGAAAATAAAATAATTTATAAATGTACTGGTGATTATGCATCATTTAATAAAACTAATGGTGCGACATTATTAGATAGTTTTAGATTTGTTTCTAGAAGTTTTAGAGATATTGGTGATGTTTTTTATATAAACCCTTCTGAAATACCAAACACTATAAACACAAACCCTAATATAAGTTTTTATAATTTTTATGCTAAGTTATTAACTGATAATAATTTTGATTTTATACCATTACCAACATTTATAAATTATCGTGATGAAGAAGAATTAAAATCGGTTTTTAAAACGTTTCCAGATTGGTATGATAAAACACCAACATGTGGACCAACATTTATTTGTATTTATTCTGGAGAAAAGTCTAGAGCGTTAGATTTAAGTGATTCGGCTAATTTAAAAAATGATGGTTTTGATTTTATATGTCCATCAAATAATAGTACTATACCATCAGATTTTGATAACACTGGAACTGAAAATGGTTTAGCTGTTTTTAAAGTTAATTATAGCCAACAAAATCAAAGTATATTTACAGATATTGAATTAGACCAAAGCGAATTTAAAGAAACTGATGAATCACTTAGAACTACTTCAGATTTGGTCGATAATAAATCTGAAAATAATAGAACATTTATTGGACAAAATTTATATAACGTATATAATGTTAGAAGTTATTCCGCAAAAGTAAGCATGTTAGGTAACCCTATGATACAACCAATGATGTATTTTCAATTAAATAATATACCAATGTTTCATGGTGCTTATTTAATAACAAATGTATCACATAATATAAAACCTAATTACATGACAACATCATTTACTGGTCAAAGAATTAAATATTCTCAATTACCTCTAGTTGATAGACAATCTTTATTTGTAAATATAAGTAAAGCGTTAGGTTATAGTACACCAAGTGAGTTTATAAGTAATAGCAGTGCAGGTGAATCTGGTGCAATACCAGAAAAAGATTTAGGGTTCGATGACCCTATAAGAAGTTATATACGCTTAGGTAGAGGTGTTAATTTATTTCATGAAAAAGGTGATGTACATAAAGGTATTGATATACCAGCTAAAAAGGGTTCCGATTTGTATGCTATCTATAATGGTACAATAGAGAAAATAGCATATCAAGGGTCTGGTTCAGGGTATGGTCTTTATTTAATTATAAACCATGGTTTATTAAGTGATGGTTTTTATTATAAATCATTATATGGTCATTTATCAGATATAGAATCAAATATAGTTGCTAATGTATCAAATAATAATTTAACACAAGATTTAAAAACAAAAATTTTAAGTAAATATTGGAATCCAGGTATAAATGTTATTAAAAATCAAATAATAGCAAAAAGTGGTGGTGATGATAATAATCCATCATATTTAGGTGGTGATTTAAAACTACCTATGGAAGGAGAATCAAGTGGTGCGCATTTACATTTTGAGATAAGACGAGGACAACAACAAGGTTTTGAATTTTTTAGTGGTGAAGTAGTAAATGTTGATACTTGTTTACCTTTAGGTAGAAAAAAACCAGAAGTAATTGGTGATATAGCAATTTTACCAGCACAAACATTACCAAGTATTGGAGATAAACAAATAAAAATATAAAATTTTATGACAAATTACGAAAAAGCTTTCTTAGATTTATTGTCTTATTGTGAGGGAACATATGGTAAAAGTAAAAATGGTTACGATGTTTTATATTCAGCAAAACCCAGTGAGTTAAGAGTAATAAATAATTGGACTGAAGATACAACAATTATACATGGTAAAGAAAAATGGAAAGTCGCTATAAACAAAGATAAAACATTATTCACTACAGCCGCTGGTAGGTATCAATTTATTGGGTCAACTTGGGAAGAAATGAATAATAAAATAAACGCACCTATGACTAAAGTAAATCAAGATAATGCAGCGTTAAAATTAATTAAAAGAATATTAGGTCAAAATTTTGATTTTAACATTACTAATGAAGCTGAAATGACTGAAGTAAGCAATAAATTAAAAACTACTTGGACTTCTTTAAATAAATTTAAACCTGATAAAACATTATTATTATATAAACAAGCTTATTACAAATATAATTAATAAAAATAGTATATTTGTAGTATGAAAATAGCAAATATAGTTTCTACTTCGAATATTTCATTACCTGAACAATTTAATATTGTTTCATCAATAGATGACATAATAGATAACCTACCAACACTTATTGTTGGATATGATTTAACAAAAAAATTGTTTAAAGACTTTGATATATTAAACAGAGAAATCAAACCTAATTTATATTGGACAGTTAAAAAAACAGAAGATAGAGATAAATTCCAAGACGATTTGAATTGGTTTCAACATAAGTTATATAACGAATTAATAACAAATGTTAAATATATCATTATAGACCCAATACAACAAAATAAAAAAACAATTAAAAAGATAATCAATAAAATATATTCACTAAATAATATTATATCATATGAAAAAAATAATATGATTTATATATATTCAGATAACTTAATATTCGGTGTTGATTTAAATCTATTAAAATACATAGGTATAAATATAAATAAAATAAAACAAAAAATAAAAAATATTAGTAATACCTACTTAATAGGTAATGATATTATTTCACAATATAAACAATATATAGAATATATTAACAATAATGTAAAATATATACCATTTTTATATTTCATTTTTAATAAAGTAGAAGATAAATTAAACTTTTTTTATAAAACATAATATTTATTAGTATAATAAATTTATATTATGGAAAATAATACTAATAATCAGAACAACAAAAAAGATTTAAACAAAGCTCTTGATTTAATGATTGATGAAAACAATCAAGACCCTAATTTAGACTGTTCCTCTGGCGTATGCGTTATTAAAGGTGATAAAAGCATCGTAGAAAGAATTAATAAAAAAATAATTACTGAAGATGGTAGACAACTATTGATTTGATATGAAAAAAAATATTAACAAACAACTATTAAACGAAGAACTTAAAAGATTTAAGTTATTATTAGAATATGACTTTTATAATGAAGAAAAAGATGAAAAAGATGTTATATTAGGCTCATTATCAGAACAAGACGAAGAACCAGAACCAGGTGCTGAAGCAACTCCAGAACAACCTGCTGACACTGGTGCTGAAGAAACTCCAGAACAACCTATTGATGCTGGTGCTGATATGGGAACAGAACAACCTACTGATATGGCTGGTGATATGGGTGCTGATATGGGTATGGAACAACCTGCTGACATGGGTGGTGGAGAAGAAGATGTTGAAATAGATGTCACAGAATTAGTTAAAGGCTCTGAAGAAGCTAAAAGGTCAGCAGAAGAAGCAACAAGAAATACTGAAACCTTAATAAGTAAATTGGCTGATTTGGAAAGTAGATTGGCAAAAATGGATAACATAACCAATAAAATCGATGACTTAGAAAGAGAAATGGTTAAAAGAAACCCAACACCAGTTGAAAAATTAGAATTAAGGTCTTTAAGCTCTTTCCCATATAATCAAAAATTAACTGATTTTTGGGGTCAAAAACACGATGGTTATGAAGTCACTAGTGACACTAATAAAGAATATACATTAACTACTGATGATATTAATTATGATTATAGCGACAACAACATAAGACAATCGTTTAGTGTTGACGATAATTCATACGAAGAAGAAGATATTTAAAAAAAATATTTAAAATACTTGATAAACGTGTTTTAATTTAGTATATTTGTAAATATAGGTTAGTAAATAACGTTAAATTTTAAATATATTAAAAATGAGTAAAACAAGTGAAAACAGCTTAGAAGCAATTCTGGCACAGTACGAAAAAAACAGTAAACCACTGTACGAAAAGAAAAGTGAGAAAGTTTATGACTTAAAAAACTATTTCTCTACTTACATTAAAGAAGGTGTTAAGTCAGCAACAAAAACTATTAGGGTTTTACCATCTGAAAATGGTTCACCATTTACTGAAGTTTGGGGTCATAAAATCCAAGTTAATGGAGAATGGAAAACATTTGCTTGCTTAAAACACGAAAGAGAAGAACCTTGCCCTTTTTGTGAAGCACGTGAAGCCTTATTAGAAACAGGTACAGAAACAGACAAAGAACTTTCTAAAAACTATAAAGCAAGACTTATGTATGTTGTTAAAGTTATCGATAGAGATAACGAACAAGATGGTGTTAAGTTCTGGAGATTTAATCATGATTATAGAAAAGAAGGTATCTATGATAAAATCATTGGTGCTATGAATGCACTTAAAAAGAATAAAGATATTACAGACGTTGAAAATGGTAGAGACCTTGTGGTAACTATTAATAGAAACCAAAATAACGCTATCGTTGTATCCGCAATTGCAGCTGGCGACCCATCACCATTGAGCGAAGATTCAGCAGAAGCTGAACTTTGGTTGTCAGATACCAGAACATGGGAAGATGTGTATGCTGTTAAGAATTATGATTATCTTGAAATCATTGTAAAAGGTGGTACACCAGCTTGGGATTCTAACCAAAACAAATATGTTGATAAAGATTCGTTGACTTCCACTGAAGAAGAATCAGTTGAATTAAATGGAGAAATCAATACAAGTTTGGAAACAGTTAAATCTAACATGTTGGCAAGTAAATCAAAACCATCAACAAAAATTGAAGAACCTTCTGAAGAAGAAGATGAAGATGATGACCTTCCATTTTAATATAAAAAATGTTTAACAAAATAAAAAGGGGTAGTTAAAACTATCCCTTTTTATTAAAAAAATAAATAAAGTAAATAAATAAAAATAGATATATGGCAAAAAAACCACAAAAAGAAATTGAAAAAAAAGAATTTGATTTAGAAGCATTTAAAAAACAAATGGGTCTTGATTTTAATGTAAAAGAAAAAGAATTAGCATGGATTCCAATGTCTGAAGCATTTCATGAAGCTGTTAAAGTTCCAGGTATCCCTATTGGGTATTTCACATCATTTAGAGGATATTCAAACACTGGTAAATCAACAGCTATAATTGAAACGATAGTTGGCTGTCAAAAATTAGGTATTTTACCGATTATATATGATACAGAAACTAATTTTAATTGGGAACACGCTAGAAATATTGGTATTGATTATAGTATTGTTTATGATGAAGAAACAAATAAAGAAAAATATGTTGGTGATTTTATTTACATTTCTGGTTATGATTTAGTAACTATGTACGCAAATTACGACCACCAACATAGTAAAATGGGTACAAAACCATTAAGAGATGAACCAGTTGTTGAAGATATTGCTTTACATATGCATTCTATATTGGATGCACAAAAAAATGGTAGCTTACAAAAAAATGTTTGTTTCTTATGGGATTCTGTTGGTAGCGTTAATTGTTTTAAATCTGCAACATCAAAAACAAGCAATAATCAGTGGACAGCAGGTGCGTTAGCTAATTCTTTTAAAAGTTTAATTAACTATAGAATACCATCAACAAGACGTGAAACTTCAGAGTATACTGCTACATTTGCTGTAGTTCAACAAATATGGTTAGATAATGAAAATAAAGTCATTAAACATAAAGGCGGTGAAGCGTTTTTCTATTCCCCAAGATTAATTTTCCATTTTGGCGGTATTTTAACACATTCAACAGAAAAATTAAAAGCAACACTAAATGGTGAAGAATATCAGTTTGGTGTTGAAACTAAAATTAGATGTGAAAAAAACCAAGTTAACGGTATTGAGCAAAAAGGTAGATTAGCATCAACACCACATGGTTATTGGAACCCAGATAGATTAAACGAATATAAAGAAATTCATAAAGAGTATATTAAAACCCGTTTAAATACTGAATATGATGACTTTATCATCGAAAAAGAAGAAAGTAATTTAAGCGATAACGATTTCAAAGCGTAATTGTGAATAGAAGACCACCAAAAAACGGAGAAAATAAAATAAAAAAAACAAATACATTACTTATAGATGGTAATGCTTTATTTAAATTCTCATATCTTGGTGCTAAGAATGAGTATAACACAAACGGTGAACACATCGGTGGGTTATACTCATTTTTAGTTATTATGAGAAAATTATTGAATGAAGATTTATACCATAAAGTATTTGTTTTTTGGGACGGTAAACTTAGCGGTAAGTTAAGATATGAAATATATAAACCATACAAAAGTTCTAGAGGTAAAGACTATGAAAATGGTACACACCCAATAGACTTAGCTGAACTAGAACAAAGAAAAAAGATATGGGATTATCTAAATGCATTAAACGTTAGACAATTAACAGATGAAATCGTAGAAAGTGATGATTTTATAGGTTATTATTGTCTAAACAAAAAAGAAAATGAAACTATCACCATAGCATCAACAGACAGAGATTTTTTACAGCTGATTTCCAATGATATAAAAATTTATTTTCTTGATTTAAGACAATATGTTGAAATTAGTAATTATTCTTCGTATTTTTGTTATATACAAGAAAACGCAATGTTATTGAAAACAATACTTGGAGATAATAGTGATACGATAAAAGGTATTAAAGGATTGCGTGAAAAAACATTATTAAAATTAATCCCTGAGTTGAATGAAAGAAAATTAACTATTGATGAAGTAATTGAATTGGCTAACGCTAGACAAAACCAACGTTTATCTGAAAAGAAAAAACCACTTAAAGTATTAAATAATATAATAAATAAAGTTACTGATGGGGTTCAAAAAGAAAACATTTACGAGATAAATGAAAGATTGGTTAATTTAAAAAAACCTATGATTACTGAAAAAGCCATGGATGAATTAAATGAACTAATAAACGGTAACTTTGATTATACTGATTTTTCACTTAAAACAATATTGGGTTTGATGAAAAGAGATGGATTAGATAAAGCAATGGGTGCATCAAGATATGACGATTTTCTAATACCATTTAAAAAATTAGCGAATCGTGATTGTAATATGAATTAAATTTAAATAAATAAATAAAATGAAAAAAGAAGAAGCAAAAAAAATTGAACAAGAAAGATTTGAGTTCGTACTCTACATCAATGACAACATTATTTGTCAACGTTATTTTCCAATAAATAACTTTAATCCTAATTCAGTAAAGTCTTATGAGATTAAAGAATTAATGGATAATATTTGTGGTATGAATAATGGTCAATATGGGAGTATGGGTATTATCCCAACATATCTTAAGAATAAAACAATCGAATTTATGTTGGCCAACTCTCATTATTTTATGAATCAATCTGAACAGGCTGTTAAACAACCTTCAGATAAAGAAGATAATTTCAGTTTTGAAATTAAAATAGATAGAAAAACAGTTGCTAAATCTATTTTTTCTGGAACATCATTCCACCAAAAATTTAGATACGCTGTTGATATTAAAGAAATCATCCCAGATATTATCTCTGAGATTAGAAGTAAACTAAGCAAAAAAAACTATACCAAGACGTATCTTAATATTAGCATTTAATATTTATAACAAATAATTTAAATATAAATGAATGATAGTATAAATAAAGAAGCAACTTTAGATTACTTAGGTGTTAAATATGAAGAGAAACTTATTAATCAAATAATCGTAGACCAAAAGTTTGGTAATAACATTATAGATATTGTTAACCCAAATTATTTTAGTAACGATGAAAGTAAATTAATAATCTCTTTAATAAAACAAAGTAAAAAAGATTATAATGTTGTACCAGATTTTGATAGCTTATTAATAAGAGCAGCTGAATTAGATTTAAAAGAATTAAAGAAAAATTATCTAATTAAAACCATAGCCAAAATTAAAGAATTGGTTGTGCATGATGCGCTTTATATTCAAGATGTTTCTAAAAAGTTTTTTAAACAACAAGAAATTAATAAAGCCGTACAGCAAATACAAAAGATAATCTCAAAACATCAACATGAAAAGTATGATGAGTGTCTAGAAATTCTTAAAACAGCTATAAGTTATGGTAATACAGAAAATGATGGTGTAGATATTCTACATAATATAACAGAAGCTTTATCAGATGACTTCAGAAAGCCAATTAGAACAGGTATAACGAAGCTTGATGAGATAATGAATGGTGGACTATCAAAAGGTGAATTGGGGCTTATATTGGCCCCATTTGGGGTCGGAAAAACAACTCTAATCACCAAAATGGCTAACACAGCATATAATGATGGTTATAAGGTATTACAAATATTTTTTGAAGATAAAACAAAAATAATTCAGAGAAAACATTTGGCATGTTGGACTGGTATTGAATTAAATGAACTACATAACCATAAAGAAGAAGTCTTCAATAAAACTGAAGAAATGAAAAAAAATGGTGGTAGATTGGTTTTGTTAAAACTTCCTAGCGATGGTATAACAATGCCAATGATTAGAAAACACATTGAAAAGAAAATATCAGAAGGTTTTAGACCAGATATCGTATTATTAGACTATATAGACTGCGTTAGCCCTTCAAAGGAATATACAGATGTCTTTACAAGTGAAGGTGCTGTAATGAGACAATTTGAGACGATATTATCTGATTTTGATATGGCAGGTTGGACAGCTGTTCAAGGGAATAGACAAAGCTTAAATTCAGAGATTGTTGAAGCAGATAAAATGGGTGGGTCAATCAAAAAAGGTCAAGTAGCTCACTTTATAATGTCTGTAGGTAAATCATTACCACAAAGAGAAACACATAAAGCAACAATAACAATCCTTAAATCAAGATTTGGTAAAGATGGAATGGTATTTGAAGATGTTGAATTCGATAACTCAAGAATAGCAGTATCTATGGATAATACTACTTTTGGTGTAACAAGAACAGAAATAAAAAATAATACACAAAAAGAGAACCAACAAAGAGTTGCCGAGATATTTAATAATAGAAAGAATTTATTAAACATAACAACAGAAGAAAATTAAAAACATATGTACCTGAAAGATTCAACAATTAAAAAAAGATATTCCATTTTCCCAATCATACACAATGATTTATGGCAAATGTATAAAAAAGCAGAATCCCAAACATGGGTTGCTGAAGAAACTGATTTGAGTAAAGATAAATTCGATGAACTAAAAGATAATGAAAAAACATATCTTAAAAACATCTTAGCTTTCTTTGCTGTATCTGATGGTCTCGTTATTGATAACTTAGCAACAAACTTTTTAAATGAAGTTGAATTGTTAGAGGCACAATATTTTTATGGACACCAAACATTTATTGAACAAGTTCATGCAAATGGTTATTCATTATTAATCGATACCTACATAAAAAATCTACAAGAAAAAGAAGATTTATTTAATGCGATGGAAACAAACAAAGCTGTATTTAAAAAAGCTGAATGGGCTGAAAAATGGATACAACACCCATCATTTCCACATAGATTATTAGCTTTTGCTTGTGTTGAAGGTATTTCATTTGCTAGTGTGTTCTCTGGTGTGTTCTGGTTTAGAAGTAGAAATAAAATGCAAGGTTTAGCAGCTATGAATGAACTTATATTAAGAGATGAAACATTTCATTACGAGTTCGCATTAAACTTATATAAAAACTATCTAAAAGAAGAATATAAGCTAAATAAAACAGAAATTAGAAATATAATTCTTGGTTGCTATGATGTAGAAAAAACATTTGTTGAAGAAAGTATGCCAGATGGTCTTCAAGGTCTGACAAAAAATGATATGTTAAAATATATACAATATGTTACAGATATCGTTTTAAATGACTTTGGTTGCGAAAGAGAATTTATGGTCTCAAATCCACTTGATTTTATGTCAAGAATAGGTCTATCAACAAAAAATAATTTCTTTGAAAAAAGAGAAGGTGAATACACAAGAATTGAAATACCAAAAACAATGGATGGTATTTTTGATGAAGAATTCTAAAAATATAAACCCACTTTAAAGTGGGTTTTTTTATTGTTAATATATTTATATAAAAATTAATATATTATGAGCAAAGAAATGAGAATGTTTATGAATAAGTTTAAGAACTTATTAGAAGAACAACAAAATCACACTAAAATTGAGTTTAATAAAGAATTCTTAATAGAACATAAATTAACAAAAAATTTTATTGAAAATAAAATAAGTGAAAAAGAATATATTAAAGAATTAAATTTAACAATTAATGAAAATATATTTTCAAATATATCTGAAAAAATAAACCAAAAGATAATAGAAGTGTTAAACACTTTTTTGTTAAACGCATCTAAAATAGGATTAAAAATATTAGAAAAATTAAAAACTTTTATTAATTGGGTATCAAAAACAGTTCTATCTTTTAGAGAAAAATACCCTGTAGTATTTAAACTTATTAACTTAACTATATTAGTTATGGTTTTTTTAATTATTTCAGCTTCATTAGCATACGCTAGTACAACTAATCAACCAATAAGTGAAATGCATATAAATATTGCCATAGGTTTTATAATGGATATGAAAGAAAGAGGGTCAGAACATTTAAGAGATACTAACATGGTAACTAAAGCAATAATATATTTAATAAGATTAAGAGAGTCACATGGTGTTGTTAACCCAGAAGACATTAAAACATTTGGTGAGGCTAGTATAAACTTAGCTAATGGTGGGTTAAGAGCAGCTGAAGAAATTATTAAAGAAACTAATGACACACAGTCTAATACATTATATAAATATTGTACAAATTTAATTAAAGAAGGTTCAGAATATGTTAAATATACCTATCAAACTATTTCTAACTATGATGATAGCGGCAATCTTATTGGAACATCAGAAAAAATTAATTTATATAAAATGAGTAAAGAAAAGTAACGTGAAAAATTTAATTAAAAAAATATTAAGAGAAAATTTAAATGAATATAATGAATATGATTCATTTTTATCTAACTACGAAACAGCGACAAAATACGCTTATGAAAATATAGAAGACGTTGCTGAATCTTTTGATGCGTATGAAGAAGATAAAAATGATATACAAGCAGAATACTCTAGAGATAATTATATAGAAAGAATAGAACTATATGTTGATAAATATAATGAATTAAAAAACAGTAATAAAATAACAATTTATAGATTAATTAAATTAAATTCTATAAAAGATTTAGATATAAAAGATATAGGTAAGCATTGGTCATTTGATGAAAATGGCGTTGGGGCATACGGAGAGCGACACCCAAATATAAAAATGATGAAAACGGGTGAACCTTATATATTAGAAGCTATTATTAACCCAAAAGATATAGATTGGATTTATGGGTTTCATTCATTTATTTGGTATGGTGAAGACCAATGGGAATGTGCGCTAAATAAAGGTACTAATGTGAAAATAATTAAAATAAATGGTGAAGAATTAAAAAAACCAATTAACGCTATTGTCGGAGACCATTAATAACATGAAAAAATTAATTAAAAAATTACTAAGAGAAAACTTAGAATCAAACAATAATATTAAAGATATATTAATTAAAAGAATCCCTTTTCTTAAAGAATATAATATATTTAAACACCCTAGAGACGAAAAAAGATTAGAAGCACAAAGAGTAGTTTATAATGAAAACGTAACAATGATGATGGGTGATGAAATAATAAAATTCCCACAGTTAAACATCTCATCTGAAATCATTTATTACCCACATAAAATAAATGATAATACGTTTCATAAATTTATTATAAAAAATCAATTTCATACAATGCAACCAAAAGAAATGGATGATTTAACATTTAGAGTTTTTATTATTGCGATGAAAGGTTTAAATGAAACCCTATCTTATAATAAAGAAATAATGGTAAAAAATAATGAAGAAATACCAAAAAACGAATTAGATAGAATAATAAATGATATGAACAGAACCCTATTTAAAATAGAAGAATTCACCCAAAAATATTATATTGATTTATTTTAATAAAAAAAAAGATAAATGAAACAACTAATAAGAAAACTATTAAGGGAAATTACCAATAATAATGAACAGATTTATCTTTATCATGGGACTAGTAAAGGTGCTGCAAACAATATAAAAAAAGATGGTTATATTAAAACAAATAATGTTGGTGAAATAAAACCTTCAATTAGCTTCACAAACGATATTGATTATGCAAAATATTATGCCATGTCTAAAGGTGGTAAAGATAGAATGGTAATATTAAGAACAATTTTAACTGATGATTTTGAATTGTCTAACAGAATAAAAAATAATAAAGGTGATGAATATATAACATTTGAAAATATCCCAGTAAATAAATTAGAAATAAAAACAAAATATGGGTGGATACCTCTAACCAAATGGGATGTTATTTTTGACGAACTAATAACTGAAAACACATTATATAATGATGTTTTTAAATTTAAAAATGATTTATACATTAATGATTTAAAAAAAGAATTATCAAAATATGAAACATCAGAACAATTACTTAGAAGTGGTGGTTTATCAATAGAACTATTAGATAGATTAGCACATGGTTTTTCTGAAGAAGATATTAAAACCTTAAAACCAAAAGAATTAAAATTAAAATGGTTAGCCGATTTGGAAAATGTTGTATATGAAATAGAAAAAAGCGGTTTATCACCAAAAGAATGGGCTAAAAAAATAAACTTATCAGAACCAATTGATGTCTCATTTTTAAAAATTAAAAATAAAAAACCAGGGTTTTATATAGAAGATGGTCATCATAGATATATGGCAGCAAAAATATTAAATAAAGAACTACCAATAAATTTAGAAATAAAAATTAACCCTATTGTAACAATATCACCAGATTTAACCTACGATGAGTTCCATAGAAAAATTTTTGACACGTTTAGTAATTAATTACCCATTTAACAGTACCACAATCATATATCTTATTTATACCTCTAGATAACATAATTTCTGATTCTGACATACACTTAATTATATTAAAATAAAAAAACTCTTTCGTTTGAAAGAGTTTTTATTAAAAAAATACGTAAGTAGTTGATAATCAAAAAATCAAAAAAGGAGTATTGCTCTATCAAATCTTAAAGTTGCTGTAATTTCAGCAATACCATCATCTTCAAAAGAAAGGTCACCAAAATTAACGTTAGTTAACATAGTACCATCAAGTAACCATTTTTCAACCACAACACCAGTAGGGTCAAGCATTTCCAATTCTACAGGTCTTTTATAACCAACTGCATAACCTTGTCTACCAGTAATTGATTCTGAGTGTAAACGAACCCATTCCATAATAGCTTGAGAAGCTGAAGGTCCGATAGGGTCACGGAAAGTAACATCAATAGCTTCCCAATTAAAACGACCCACAACCCAAGTTGAGGTATTTAAAAATGCTATTTCAGTTTCATTTTGTGTTATTGATGGTCTTGAAGCTGAAGACAACCACCATTGTTGAATACCTAAATCTGCTGGAAAAGTAATAAGCCACCTATTTTTTCTTTTAGGTTCATAAGGTAGTGGCATTTTCATGAGTAAATCGGCCATAGTAATTTATTTTTTTTAGTTAATTGTTATTTTTTTATTTTTGTTATTGTTAATAATAAATATGTTAAAAGAAAAAAAGTATTGATTTTTTATAAATAATAATTTTTTTTTTATATTTTATTTGTTATTTGTTTCTTTGTTATATTTAAAAAAAAGTAGTAAATTTGTAATTATATGAGAATATTAAAGAGAGATAAAACGACACAGGCATTTATGCCAAATAAGATTCTAAGTAGAATAAAAGGTCAATCAAATGGATTAAAAATTGATTCTGATTCATTATTTCAAGAGGTTATACCATTGATAACGGATAACATAACAACAACTGAGATTGACGAGATAATAGCGTTTAAAGCGGCTGACAAGATAATACAACACCCAGATTATTCATTACTTGGTGGTAGGATTTTATTAAGTAGACAATCTAAATTAATTGGTAAAGAATTAAAACCAGTTGATTTAACATATGATTTTTTTGCTGCAACAACTTTTTTAACTAAATATTCTAAAAGAGATTCTAATAAAAACCCTATTGAATTACCATCATGTATGTATGAAAGGGTTGCAAATCATTTACATGGTGATAATGAAGAGTTAAGAAATAATTTAATAAATGAGCTTAATTTAAAAAGAATTAATTTTGCCACACCAATTTATACCAATGCTGGTATTGATAAACGAGGTGGTATGATTTCTTGTAACTTAACACATTTAGAAGGGGATAGCTTTCAAGAAATAGAAAACACATTAACGATGATATCAGCAGCATCTAAAGAAGGTTCTGGTATTGGGTTATTGGTTGACCCATTAAGAAGCAAAGAAAGTGTTGTAGAATCTTTTCAAGGTAATGCTGGTGGTATTGTTAGATTTGCTGACATGGTACAATCAAAAATGAGATTTTATAAACAAGGTTCTCGTTCTGGTAGTTGCGCTTTATATTTATCTGTTTGGCATAAAGATATTATTGATTTCTTAGAATTAACATTACCAATTGGGGATGAACAATTAAGAACACGTGATTTATTTACAGCTGTTGTAATAAATGATTTGTTTATGGAGAGATTAGAAACTGGTGGTGATTGGTATTTATTTTGTCCTAATGATATTAAAAAAGCTGGATTAAGACCATTATATGATTTATATGGTACTGAATTTAATGAAGAGTATGAAAAAGCTGTTAATCTAGGTATAGGTAAGAAAGTAAATCCTAAAGAAATATTTGACTCTATTATTAAATCTCAAGTTGAGAGTGGCAGACCTTATGTTATGTATAAAGACAACGCTAACAAAAGAAATATGCAATCAAATATTGGTCCAATTAAAATGAGTAATCTATGCATATCTGAAGATTCAATAATAGACATAATTTTAGATAATGAAGAACATAAGGTTGATATCAAAACATTAAATGAATTATTTAAAGTCAATAAGAATATATTAGTTAAATCTTATAATATTGAAAACGATATTATAGAATACAAACAGCTATTAGCATCAGCTATGACTAGTAAAGATGCAGAAGTTTTAGAAATAATAGATGATAAAACAAATAAAAAACTAATATGCACACCAGAACATAAAATATATACAATTAATAGAGGGTATGTTATGGCTAAAGACTTAATTGAAAACGATATGTTAAAAATATTACAATAACCTAAACATAAATTGGTCTTTTTAATAAATTAAAATATTTATTAAAAAGACCAATTTATATGATAAAAAAACACACAAAAATAAATGAATTAATTAATAACAAAGATTTTATAACGTTATTTGATTCAGAATTAATTAAATATATTGATAAAATAATAAAAGATGTATATCAAAAACACAAAGCTTTGAAAAACTTATATTTAAATAACGTATTAACATTTGATAATTTTAAGAATTGTTACTCAAATAACAACATATTAAAAATATGGAAGAACGGTAGATTTGCATGGCCTGATGACTGCGTTAATTTTTTTAAGGGTTATCATAGTAAAGGTAAATTAAGACCAGAACATTCTGAAAAGATGAAAATAAAAATGAAGGGTATTAATAGAGGCGATTCGTTTAGAGAAACAAAAAAAATTCAAAACTCTAGTATTAATTTTAAAATAAAATTTTTAAATAATAAAAACATAGATACAACATTAAAAACGGAAGATGAAATAAATAAATTATATGGATTAACAATTTCAGATTTAAGAAAATCAAAACAATATAAGATAAAAAAGGTTAAAAATTTTTTAAAATCTAATAAATATTTAAATGAAACGATATTTTTAAACTTTAAGAATGAAATTAATGATATTAATATATGTGATGAAAATATAAATACTATACACACAAAAATGATGTCAATAATATCAACTATTAGCATGAATAGGAATGAAAATATGGGGTCAACAAAATTCTTTAAAACTGGTTTTATTAAAGTAAAGAATTGTTTAAATAAAAGTATAATAAGGTATAGAAGTTCTTGGGAATTTAAAACAATAGAATTTTTAGAACTAAATAATATAATATATAGTTATGAACCTTTTTATATTGAAAAGGAAAACGGTACGTTATACTTACCAGATTTTTTAATCGAATATAATGGTGAAAAAATATTATTAGAGATTAAAGGGTTTATTAGGGGTGTAAAAGGAAAATTAAATGAAGAAATGAAAATTAATGCCGCTAAAAAATATTGTAATGAAAATAAAATAAGATACGTATACCTAAAAAAAGTATTAACAAACATAAATGAAATAATAAAATAATATGGGGATTAAAATAAGAAAAATCGAGACAACATTACCAGTATATGATTTAACGATAGATGGTAATAATAATTTTTTTGCAAATGGAATACTTATCCACAACTGTGCAGAAATTTTCCAGGCCAGCTCACCAAGAAAAACATCTCAATGCACATTAGCATCAATTAATTTATCTGAACATGATGATATTGATACAATAGAAACATCAACAAAGATATTGGTTAGAGGATTAAATGAGGTTATAAATAAAAATAAATGGAGTGATGAATGGAGCGAATCTGCTGGTTTAGAACAAAGAGCATTAGCAATTGGTGTAGCTGGTTTAGCTGATTTCTTTGCAAAGAAAAAAATATCTTTTGAAAGTGAAGAAGCTAAAGAATGGACACATAAGATATTTGAAACAATGTATAAATCAGCAATTATTGAATCAATGACAATTGCTGAAGAACTTGGTGTTAATTATCCAGCTTGGGAAGGTAGTTTATATTCAAAGGGTGAAACATATATTGAAGGATGGTCACCAAAACCAAATGGAGAACCAATACCATTGTATAACAGTTTGTTATTAGGATTAATGCCTACAGCTACCAGTGCGATTTTATTAGGTGTTTTTGAATCATTTGAACCTGTAACATCAAATTTATTTACAAGGCGTGTTGGTCAAGGTGAGTTTTTGGTTATCAACAAATATCTTGTTAATGAATTGCTTGAAAATAATCTTTGGGATGTTGAAATGATTGATAAGGTTATTAAGAATAAGGGAAGTATACAGAACATTACTGAAATACCTGAAGAGGTTAGGTATAGGTATAAAGATGTATGGGAAATACCACAAAGAGTTTTATTAGATTTAGCTATAATTAGAAACAAATATGTTGACCAATCACAGTCATTAAATGTTTATCATTCTGATGCTAAATATGGTAAAATTGCCAGTGCATTAATGTATGCTTGGAAAGGTGGATTAAAAACTGGTGTTTATTATACTAGAACAAAATCAAAGCTTGACACTAATACAAAATTAGCTTCAACACAAATAACCGTTACCAAAAAACCAACCGACAGTCAATTTGAATGTTTTGGTTGTTCAAGTTAAAATAATAATAAATAACACAAACAAAAAACCACAAATATTTGTGGTTTTTTTTTTTCTTAATGTATTTATTATAAAACATAAAAAAGATATGAAAAAAGTTGTAAGAATTAAAGAAAGTGAATTGGTTAATTTAATCGATAAAATTATCACAGAAACTACTAGAAAAAGAAAAATTACTGAAGGCGTTACAATACCAACAAAAGATGTTAGCGGTTGGTCATTAAAAGATAAATTAGAGGATGTACATGGTAAAGTTGGTCAAGGTTCTATTTTTGCTAAATCTATTGATGATGTTTTAAATATAGTTCAAGACACATTAAATAAAAGAAATGATATTGATAAAATTGCTAATACAACTGGAACAGTAAATATTAAAGTACCAAATATTGGTTACAATTTGGTACTACCAATAGAAGATGCTAAAAAATTACCTAATGCTCAAGAAACTGAAGTTGAGAAAATTGAAGGTCCTAATAAAATAAAAGTACCAGCAATTAAAACAACAGCACCAATAAACCAATTTAGAACAGATGAATTAACAATAATCGTTAGACCAAAAAAAGATGAAAAAGGCACTGCAATACCTAATGAATATATTGTATTATCCGCTTTCCCAGGAGACCCAAATATACCAAGAACATCAGAATGGGGTGGAAGATATGCTGTTATTATACCTGATTCTAAAGAAATAAATGAAAATAAAAAAGTTGTAAGAATTAAAGAAAGTGATTTGGTTAATTTAATCGATAAAATTATTACAGAATCAAATAAAACTATTAGACAAATGATTAATGAAGAAGAATATTATCATAGAGGACAAGATGGAACTCAATCTGTTATTATTCCAGATAATTTAGGTGAAGTAAATTCTGAAGATTTTGCTTATGCTTTAGAATCTTATGGTCAAGGGTCGATGGATGAACGAGATTTTCAAGTCGGTGTAGAATATACAATTATTGTTACATCTCAAAGTGGTGATGAACCCACTAAAGAAGTTACTTTTAAACTTAAAAAATCTAATGGCGATAAATTAGAAGTTGATAAAGATTCTATATCAACTGATATTTTGTAAAATTATTGAGAATATAATGGTATTACACAAATGAAAAAAACCACAAAATTTGTGGTTTTTTTTTTTCTTAATATATTTATTATAAAACATAAAAAAGATATGAAAAAAGTTGTAAGAATTAAAGAAAGTGAATTGGTTAATTTAATCGATAAGATTATTACAGAAACTACCAGAAAACAAAAGATTACTGAAGGTGTTAGAAACTTAGCTGGAAAACAGATTATTAATGAAGAAATGGTTTTGAAAGAAGATGCTTTAGTATTAAAAAATTACGGTAAACAATTATATTCTTTATTTAAAAAAGAAGGAGCGACACCACTTCTAGATTTTGGTGGTAAAAAAGTAACAAGTCCAGATGTTAAAAATCAAAACGTTTTTATTAGTGCTTATGGTGATGTATTACATGTTGATATTAGGGGTGTTAATAAAGCTAATGCTCAAAAATACGGTAATTTAGTTGCTAAGCAATTTCCAGACCTAGAACTAAAAAAAGGATTAAGTGGTGAATATATAGAGATTGGAAGCGGATGGGGTGGTGAAGAAAAAGATTCTTATGCCAGACTTACCCTAGGTCCTAAAACAACAAGAAAGGGTGGAGAGGTAAATCCAAATCAAAGACCCAATGCACCGAAACCACAAGCTTAACAACAAAAAGTTAGTGAAAATTTAAGAATAAAAAATTATTTTAAATAACCTACCACAAAAAAAGAATAAAACCTCTAAATAACATTAGGGGTTTTTTTATTTATTAGTAAATAAAAAAATAATTAAATTTGTGGTTTTTTTTTTTCTTAATGTATTTATTATAAAACATAAAAAAGATATGAAAAAAGTTGTAAGAATTAAAGAAAGTGAATTGGTTAATTTAATCGATAAGATTATTACAGAAACTACCAGAAAACAAAAGATTACTGAAGGGGTTATTAAGGAAGATGAGATTGGTATGTTCCACGACCCAAGAATGAATTCAATCCATTCTTTTAAAGACGATGATGATAAATGGGAAAATGGTGCATTGTGGGTTAGAATCACAATGTTAAAAAATATTATAGGTATTAAAGATGATGAAATTGCTAAAATAAATGCCGTAAATTTAGAGAATAAAACTTGGGATGAAGTTAAAAAAATATTTAATAAATAACCCCACCACACAAAAATAATAAAACCTCTAAATAACATTAGGGGTTTTTTTATTTATATAAAATTATGTTTTAATATATTTATAAAATAAAGATATATGGCTAGCAAGAGATATATAAATATTAATTTTCCGTTTAAGAATAGTCCAGAGGGTTTTTTTCTTGATTTAACGACAACAGATAATGCTGCAATTAAAGCTGATTTAATGCATTTAATATTAACAAGAAAGGGTCAGAGATTATATAATCCAGATTTTGGTACTAATTTATTATTATATATATTTGAACCAAATGATAGTATCACATATAGTGACTTACAAGATGAAATATCAACAACAGTAAAAAAATATTTCCCCACAATTAATATTGATAATTTATCAGTTACAGAAGATGAAGAAAGAGAATATACCGCTGTAATAAAATTAGAATACACAATTAATGACGGTGTTTTTACAGCAAGAGATTTTATTATAGTTAAAATATAACAAAAAATAATTATTCATTAATTTTTTTCATGCTATATATTTATAATTAAAAATATTATGGCAAATCAAGGTATTAATTACTCTTCCAGAAACTTTGTGGATATACGTACTGACCTTATTAATATGGTTAGACAATATTATAGTGAGTTTTTTAATGATTTTAACGATGCATCCATCGGACTAATGCTTCTGGAACTCAATGCAGCTGTAGGTGACATGTTGTCACATAATACTGACAGAATGTTCCAAGAGACACAAATAGATTATGCACAAGAGAGAAAATCTATATTATCATTAGCAAGGACATTTGGGTTAAAGGTACCAGGTAAAAGACCTAGTGTAACAATTGTTGATTTCACGGTAACAGTACCGACATTTGGTGATACATTTGATGTTTCATATGCGCCAATAATAAGAATTGGTTCACAAGTAACTGGTGCAGGTAAAGTATTTGAAACTATGTCAGATATTGATTTTTCAAGTCCATTTACAATTGGTGGTATACCAAATAGATTAATTCTACCAAATTTTGATGCTAATGGCAATGTTATAAATTATAATTTGGTAAAGAGAGAAATGGTCGTTAATGGTTACACAAAATATTATCAAAGACCAATTACAGTTAGTGATGTTGTTCCTTTTTTAGAAGTTGTATTACCAGATACAAATGTTTTGTCTATTGATTCAGTAATTACATTAGATGGCACAAATTATCCAACAACACCAAATATTGATAACTTTTTTAATAATGATTTAAGGTGGTTTGAAGTTGATGCTTTGGCTGAAGATAAAATTTATGTTGAAGATACAACAAGAGCATCAGATAATTCAAATGTTTTGGTTGGTAAATGGATAAAAACAACAAAAAAATTCATGACAGAATACACTGACTTGGGTTTTTATAAAATGATTTTTGGTAGTGGTTCAAGAGATGTCACAAGTTTATGTGATTTTGATTCAAATATTGCTTTAATAAATCAAATTGGTGATTTCGTTAATAATAACACATTAGGTGAAACACTAAAACCAAATACAACATTATTTGTTAAATATAGAGTTGGTGGTGGTGCTGATACAAATCTTGGGGTTAATGTTATTAATGGATTAGGATTACTAGATATGACAGTAAATGGCCCAGACCAGACAATAAATAGTGCTGTTAGAACATCATTAACTGTCAATAACGCATTTCCAGCGTTAGGTGGTAGAGATGAACCTAGTGTTAATGAATTAAGGAATTTGGTTAAATATAATTTTGCTTCTCAGAATAGAGCAGTTACAATTAAAGATTATCAAGCAAGAATTGCATTAATGCCTGGTAGATTTGGTGTACCATTTAGATGTGGTGTCTTTGAAGAACAAAACAAAATAAACATATACATATTAGGATTAAATGCACAAGGAAAACTAAGCAATACATCAACAAGCACATTAAGAGATAATATAGCCACTTATTTGGCTCAATATAGAATGTTAAATGATTATGTTCAAGTAACTAACGGTAGGATAATAAATTTAGCGTTTGAAGTTGATTTATATATTGATAAGAGACAACCACAATCAAGCATTGTAACACAAGTAATAATAACCATACAGAATTATATGAATATCAATAATTTTGAAATGGGTGATAATATATACATGTCACAATTGATTGAGGCAATAAATAATGTTGGTGGTGTATTAAACGTAATTGATTTAAGAGTGTTTAATAAAGTAGGTGAAGGTAAATATAGTTTAAATGAGATTTCACAACCTTATTTGGATTCAACAACCAGACAAGTTGATATATCACAAGATTTTACTTTATTCGGGGAACCAACAAGTTTATATGAAATTAAATTCCCTGAAACTGATATTAAAGTAAGGGTCAAATAAACTGTTTTCTTTAACAATAAAATAATTATATTATTTAATAATAAAACGATAAAAACAATGAGTTGTGGATGTAAAAGTGGTGATATAACACCAACAAATTTAAGTAATAATGAAAATAAAATTTCTGTTAGTAACGTTAAAAATACGTTAATTAATAGTATGTATTTTTTATTTGTATTAATAATTGGTTTACCATTTATTAATATATTTTTTATTTGGTTTTTATTTAAAACTATTGTTGTTAATCAGAATATTGATATTACAAATTTATTAGCGATTGTGGCTAAGAAAATGAATGTTAAATTAAATGAAGAGCCAGAGGAAGATGATGATTATGAAGAATTAAGCGTATTAACTGAAGATGATGTTGTATTATTGGATGTTGAAGACATAACAAGTAAAAATTAATTCTGTTAAATGTCTAAAACAATAAGAATAAGAACAACACCAAATGGATTAGATAAGTACATAAAAGTACCTATTGAACAAGAATTTGATTTTATTGAGATATTAAGTTTAAGAATATCTCAAGAAGAGGCTTATAGGAACTTTTGTGCTGATTATGGTGCAATAGTTGGGAGGGTAACAATAAACTCTGGATTTGGGGTTCCTAATGCCAAGGTAAGTGTTTTTATACCTATTGATGATATTGATAAAGAAGACCCATTAATTAGTGGTCTATATCCTTATGAAGTTATTACTGATAGGAATATTGATGGTGTAAGATATAATCTATTGCCTAA